ATACTACAGCCTCCGCAGGCTTCAATGACTTAGTACAGATGAAGACAGGCATAGTCGATGGTATGACTTTAGGCACTAAGTTCATTGTGTACTCTAAAGATCAAGTTTGGCTTATGGAGTTTGTGGGTGGTACGTTTATACATAACTTCAGAAAACTCTTTAGTGACTGTGGTGTTATCAACCAGAACTGTATAGCTGAAGTTGAGGGCGCACACTATGTCTTTGATCATGATGATATCTATATCCATGACTCAAACACTAGGCAGTCTATATGTGATGAAAGAGTGAGTAACTATATCTTTGGTGGCTTAAATACAGCTAAGACTAATAGATGCTTTGTACACCATAATCCTGAGTTAGACGAAGTGATGTTCTGCTATGTATCTGGTGATGATATGGCTGAATATACTAATGGTGACAGATGTAATAGAGCCGCTGTGTTTAATTACAAAAGTCAAACTTGGTCATTTATGGATTTACCTAATGTCTCTAGTTCTACTCATGGCACTATCAGTTCATCGGCTACCTATGAGAACTCTAATACCTATGAAAACATAGGGGGTAGCTACTACTCCCAAGAGGCAGGCTATGATGTACACAGTCTGTTTGTAGGTGAAGACTCTAGCCTAGATGGTATTACTTCAGACAAGCTCTATGGGTTAGACCTAAGCGACTCAGGTAGCCTATCTTTTGATTTAGACACTGAGGCTAACAAGAGTCCTTACCTAGAAAGAGAAGGCATAGACCTAGATGAGATGTCTCCTCTTAGTGGCTACAAAGTTATTACTAAGATATTCCCTCAAGTAGACACTAGCAACCCAGACAAGCAGTTTGTGTTTACCTTTGGTTCTTCTGACCTACTAGGTAATGCAACAGCATACCAAGGCAGTATTACCTTTGATGGGGCTACAGACTACAAGATAGACACTAGAGCCTCTGGTAGATACTTGTCATACAAGATGGCTGTACTAGATAACAAAGACTTTAGTTTCCTAGGGTTTGACTTAGATGTTTTAACTACTGGTAGGAGGTAGCAATTGTGACTATCCCTATTATTGGCTATAAGCGTAACCCACCCCCAATCCTTAAGAAGAAAAAGCCTCCCCTAAAGGTACGTAAGATACCTAGCACTTTGGCTCCTCTAGAGCTTCCTGGTTCTACTCAAGAACGCTACATGGAGGATGAACTACAAAGGATTGAAAATACATTGAGCAGGGCGCAGTCACCTAAGATGAGCGTGTCTAACTTTACTGTGACAAGAGCAGTAGATGGCACTACTCCTAACTTAGCGACTACCACTGACACTCTACTGACTCTAATCCAAGACTTAAAGGATTCTGGAGTTATTTCTTAAATACAAAAAAAACTTAAAGACGAGGTATCCGTATGTTCGGACAGATATTAGGCGCTGTAGCAGGCGGCTTGTTAGGACGATCTGGCGCAAAGGCAGATAGAAAAGCGCAACAAGCACAGCTAGATGCACAAATGGAAGGCTACAACTTTTCAAAGCCATACATTCAGCGTAGCTATGACAGAGCCGAAGGCGCACTCAATGATGTCCTCGACCAAGGTGCATACACAGGACAGACTTATGCCAGCCAAAACCCCTACTTCTCCGCAGGAAACCATTACATGGGCGGCATGGGTGCGATGGGCGCTCAAGGCGCGTTTGATATCAACCAAGCAGGCAAAGGTTTTGCTCAGAACTACAACGATCTCTACAACCAAACGCAAGGCGATAGAATCAAGACTGCTCAAGACTACGCGATAGCTAACTCTGGTGGCTTAGTAAATGCCGCGATGCGAGATGATTTAAGAAATCTACAAGAAAATACTCTTACTGGTATAGATCAGGCCGCTAGTGGATCAGGAAACATGAACTCGTCTAGAGCAGGGGTAGCTGAAGCTGTGGCTAACAGAGGTTTTGCTGATAGACAAGCCGATATGACTGCGAACATCCAAGATAGGCTTATGGATCGATCTATGAATGCCCAGAATAGACAATTCCAAGATGCAATGATGGCTAACCAAGGTGTTGCTAACTCTTACTTTGGTGGCATTGGTGCGATGAGAGACATGGGTGGATTCATGACAGGCGCAGGCAACAATTTGATGGGCTACCAACAAGGATATCTTGATGATCAGCGCAGACGTTATGAAGATCAAAGAGATTTTGCGCTTAATCAAAACATGAAATACCAAGGTGGTATCTTAAATAATGCTGTTTATAACTCAGCACAGAATGTGAATGCACCTACTGCAAGCTCTGCGGCAGGGGGTTTAGGGGGTGCGCTTAGTGGTATTGGTTTAGCAGATAGTATTTTCGGAAAGGTAGGATAAAAATGTTAATTGACCCATACGCCCAATATAAAAGAAGCCGTCCCTTTAATTATGTAACTAACTCTTATTACCCAGACCAAGAAGAAGCAGTGTTAAATAGGCTTTACGACAGTTTTGATAGACGATCTGCACAATCAAGGTATATACCTCAAGATGGCTATTTGTCTGGTGGTAAATTTGCTGAAGACGCTAAGTTAGACGGTAGAAAACTAAGTGATTCTGAAACATTTGATAGATTAAACCCATTTAATAAGTCTGGTTATCTAAACGAACAAGAGTATAAAAACACTTACAACCCAGATGGAACTCTACGCAACCCAGAATTCAATATGATGGACTATTTGAATGAAGTAAGTACCCCTGCTTTAGAGACAGTACAAAAACAACAAGAAACTCACACGATGCCTGATGGAACTGTAATGCCAGGAGCTACACATTCTGAATATGAGCAGATGAACAAGCCTGCATTAGAAGATCCATTTGCTGAAGAAGATCCTTATGGCGATGGATTAGTCCCAGGACAAGAGGGATTTAAAGCACCGATAAAAGAAGGCGTAGGAATATTGGCTTCAATAGCTGACTCGTTAGAAGAAAACGATGGGACAGGCACAGCGACTAACAATAATCGGGAAAACACTGCTACAGCCGAAGAACTTAAAGCAAAGAAAGAAGCTAGGGATAGACGAAATGAAATGCTTATTCGGGTTGGTGGCGCAATTATGGGCGGTGCAGGCCAAGGAAATCTTGCGGCTATGTCGGCAGGGACTAAAGAGTACGGAAGATTAGCAGATTACAACCGAGCATTGGAGCAACAACGAGAAGAAAATGAGTTGGCTAGACAGCAAAAACTTAACGGACTCTCAGCGACAGAAAGAAAAGCTAATAATGATTCAATGAGAGAAGTAGAGAACACAATTACTAAAAACAGTACAAAAATGTCTACTTTCCAAGGTTATCTAGATGCTTTAAATCGATTTGGAGATGGTGTTACTGGCCCTATAGCAGGCACTGCTGGTAAAGGACTTGACGCTATGGGTCTAGGAGGCGAAAACTCAAGTCCAAGGTCTGTTTTAAGGCTTGGATTAGAAGAAATAACAGTAGATAAATCTTTGCAGAAAATAGCTGAGACTAAAGGAGCTATATCTAACAGAGAAATGGCTTTATTCCTCAAACCTACTCCTAAAATCTGGATGGACGAAGATGTTTGGAAGCTCTACCTACAGATAGAGATAGAAACTGCCAGAATTATGAATGAACGTCTATCTGGGCCAAAAAATCCAGATGGAACGCTTGTAAATAGAGTTGATGCTGACAGAGAAATGGATGCCAACCTCAAAGCTATGTATGACCAATACATGGGTATTCTAGACACACAGACTGAAGACCAATCTGGAAACATTAACAAAGAAGATGAGCAACTTTTTAACAGTATTACCTTATAAAGGCGAAAGATATGACTGTAAGCATTGCCCAAGTTAAACAAGCATCTATTGACGCAATGAAAGCTGGGGATGTAGAGAAAGCGAAGCAGTTAAAAACGCTTTACATGAAGTATCAAGGTGATCGCTTAAATAAAATCAATAGCCCAACAGGTGGTATGTTTAACGCACTGAAACGAGGTATTGATCAGCCACTTGAAGGTATGGCTACAACAGCTAGAGCTTTAGGCAACACTGGTTTAGCAGATACGTTGAGCAACGCTGTTGATTCCGTAGAAGGTGAGAGTGCTTCTGCACAGTTTATGAACCAAGGTGGCGAAGGTTATGATTTTCGCTACCTACCAAAGGCAGTTTTAGAGCAGACAGGCCAATTTGCAGGATCTATTGCTTCTAGAGGGGCAGGGGCGGCTTTAGGAGGCACTCTTGGATCTGTAGTTCCTGGAGTTGGTACTGCTACAGGAGCAGTAGTAGGAGGTATAACTGCACCTATAGTCTTTGAAGCCACACAACAGCTTGGATCTATTGCTTTAGAAAGAGCTAAAAACAATGGTAGAGAAGTCCCTACTAAAGAAGATTGGACTTGGGCTACTGGTTCGGCTACTGGAGCAGGCATATTAAATACTCTTGCTCCTAATATGCGCGGTACTCTTAAGAGAATGCTTGTTGAGGGTGGTACTGAAGCCGCACAGAGTATTACAACTCAGGCAGGGGCATCTGCACAGACTGATGCAGGACTTAATCTAGATGTAAAGCAAGCTGTGGGTGAAGGAATAATAGGCGCAGGATCAGCAGGCGCAGTAGACACAGCTATCTATCCTGTTACTGCTTTTGCTAACAAAGATCCTAAACCTGTAGTGAACCCAGAAGCACAGCAAGCGTTTGCTAATAGATTGCAGTCTATTGTTAAAGCAGGCGATGAAAACGGCAACAAATTTAATCTTAAAGACACAGATCCAGACTCTAATAACGGTGCTGTAGCTGTTATAGATTCTGCTCACAGAACAATAAGAGACGAAATATCTGCTTCTGCGGATATTTTAAAGGATGAGCTTTCTATAGATAATACTCTTCTTATAGATGATGACGCTACTCGCGCTAAAAAAGTTCGAGCAAAAGCGGCTATCTCTATGGCAAAAAACAAAGTTAAATCTGTAGTTACTTCTGATGACATGAGTATTATTGCTGAACTTGTAGGGGACACTCCTGAAGGTCAAAACCTTATTAATTTAATACGTGAAAGCATGGAGCTAACACGTTTACACAAGCAAGGTTACTCTGGGGGATTGAGTCAGTACACCAACAAAATAAATCCTTTTGCGGCCTCTGGTATGTACAGTAGTGGAGCTAGTGCTGGTAGACAGTTTCTTACGGCAGGAAGTTTAATTGGCGCATACAGCACTCTAGGAGCATCTACAGCTATCCAAGCTGGAGCAATAGGTGGAGCCAAAGTAATAGATGCCATCACAGGTAAAAAATCAAAAGTTAGAAGCTACCTAGATAAGAACACTGGTGGTAAAGGATTTGCAAAACCTTACGGCCTAACAAAAAGAGAGAAGGCTTTAAAAAAACAGTCTGAAATTGAAGATGCAAACAGAGTAAAAAGAAATATAGAAGCTAAAGAAAAAGCTCTCCAACAAGAGCAGATCTATAGAAATTATATTCAAAATTTAGATCCTAATCTTGAAAGCCCTCAAGGTAAATACCAAGCACTAACTGGCCTAGACACCGCAGGCATGAAAGAAATGATTAAGGTCATACACAATGATCCCAATTCTCTTCCTCAAGATAGGGCAGAGATGAAATCACTTCTTAAAAGTATGCGGCAAGGCGGCAGAATTACTGGTTTTGGCGCACACCAGTTAATGAACAGAATTATGGACAATGATCCTGAAGGCTTGGGTAAATTAAGAAAAAATGTGCCATTAGATAGGCAAAGCGCACAGGCAATTTTACAAGAACACGCTAATGAAAATAGCCCTAACTATCAAAGGGGCATTCAAGATAACCAACAGTTTTTAGAGAGCCTATCAGCGGCTTTAGAAGCTGACGAGTCTATAAGTAAAATTTCTAAGGCATCTCTTAAACTAGCTCACATTGATATGAAAAATAATCTTGGAGTTAATCCTATAAATAGTTTACAAGCTATTGAAAATCGCTTGATTGATCAAGGCGTTAGTCAATTTGATCTTGATAAATACTTTGTTCCTTACAGGGATAGAGTTGTCCAACAACAAACAGCAACAAGCCCTAACCAGTAGTAACACATAAGGAGAGTTATGTGATGAATACTAAAGCTATGGACTTAGTGTCCTATTTAACGGCTATAGAAAAAGTAAACCAAAGTAACCTACTGTCTCACACACAGAAACAATCAATATTTTTAGAGCTTAAGTATGAGCTTACTCCAAATATGTACTGTGTTACCTGTAAAGAGACAAGGCAAATAGTAGAGCAATTACTAGAGGATCACATAGATGACAAAGGAAAGGAAACAGAGAGCAAAGTCTCCACCAAGAGAACTGACTCACCCAAAGAAAGCGCGAAAGAACAGTTACTTCAAGACTCTGATGTCAACCCCAGAGGGAAGGGCGCTAAGAAAAGAGTGGTCAACAAAACCTCGCAAAAACGGAGGACGGCCTAAAGGCGTACCTGACGGCTACCGTAAAGAAACGATAGCTCCACTGCGAGAACAAGCCAAAAAAGATGCAAAAAAGGTAGTAGAAATTATGAGTGATAAATACAACATTGAAGACGAATACCAGAAAGAGGCTTTGTCTACAGCGGTAGAGGTAATGCGCCTTGTCGGTGAGACAAGAGAAAGGTTAGCCGCCGCACGTTTAGTGTTGGACTTCACAAAGTCTAAGCCAGTAAGTAAATCAGATGTTTCTATATCTAGAGCAGAAGATTTCCTTGCATCACTACTGCAAGAGGACGAGCAACCTAATGCACAAGAAACTAGCACAGGTACGGAAGAAACTACTGAATGATTTTAGTTTCTATTCTAATGCCGCATTAAAGATACGAACAAAAGTAGGCGCAATATCCCCTCTCAAGTTAAATTCAGCACAGCAAATCTTAGACAAAGCAGTTAAAGATCAGTTAGCCACCGAAGGTAAAGTAAGAGTAATTATTCTTAAGGCAAGACAGCAAGGATTGTCTACCTACACTGGCGGCTACCTTTACTACTCAGTTAGCCAAAGGGCGGCTTGTAAAGCAATGGTAATTACTCACCATGCAGACTCTACTCGCGCTCTGTTTGATATGACTAAAAGGTTTCACGAACACTGTCCTGAGATACTAAAACCACACACCAAATACTCGTCAAGGAGGGAAATGAATTTCGATGTTCTTGACAGTAGTTATGTGGTTGCAACAGCAGGGGGAGATAGCATTGGACGAGGCGAAACACTTACCCATGTCCATGCCTCAGAACTGGCGTTCTGGCAAAAGAGTACTGCGTTGGATAATTGGAATGGTCTTACTCAGGCCGTACCTAACTCTCCAGGAACAGCTATATTTGTCGAATCCACAGCAAATGGTGCGACTGGTATCTTTGCTGACTTATGGAGGGGCGCGGTTGATGGTAGCAATGGTTTTGTACCAGTGTTTATACCTTGGTTTACTGATCCTGAATACCGTGAAAA